GATGAAATCAATTAATTTAGAGGTGATTATTAATGTGGGGCGTTATAGCGATTATTATATTGGTGTTGCTTCTGTTTGGCTCATTGCTTGAACAGAATGATCTAAAACATCAGTTAGAAGTGAAAGAGTATGAGATTGAAGTGTTAAGAGATAAGTTGGAGAATGGAGGGTAAGCATGGGATTAAGAAAATCAACGCAACGCTATTTAGAAAGTGAATTAAGCAATTATAGGCATATAGATAAAGATATCCAACGTGTGAGAGAAGAAGTGTTGAACCCTTGGCAACCCACTGACACTAATATTGGTGGAGATAGAGTGCATAGTAACGTTAGTGTCACGGAGATAAAAGCAACGCGTGTAGTGAATGATAGACGTTTATCTCAGTTAGCTAGAATGAAGTCTGCTATAGATATTGTATACCAAACAAGCAGTGAAGAAAGTCAACAACTCATGGATATATATTACTTTAAAAAGCCGAGAACATTAAACCTTACTGGTGTTGCTCAAGAAATATGTGTGAGTAAATCGACAGCTTATGAATTAAGGAAAGAAATACTTATTAGGTTGGCAGATGAGTTAGGTATTATGCATTAGTTTTGGAAAAAGTCTGGAAAAATAACGTAACTAACACTGTTATTATGATATTGTAAGTTATTAAACGACTTACTCATGTAAACCTTTCTATTTTTATTCCTTTCAAATGATCGAACATAATTTTTCTCCTATGAACCTATCCGATAGAAAAGTCGGGTAGGTTTTTGTATGCTGATATGACATTTAAAACGTGTGATATGAGTGTATAAAACTTTGACCAATTTTGACATCGGAGGTGATTTTATTGCTGACTTCAAAACAAAATAAAGCCATAGTATTAATGGTTGAGAAGAATTTAAACCAGAATGAAATAGCTAGGGAGTTAAACGTAGCTAGACAAACCATATCGAATTGGAAAAGGAATGCGGAATTTCAAGAAGAATTGCTTAATGCTGAACGTAATCTACTAAAAGGATTGACGGGTAAAGCGATTAAGACAATGGAAAATTTACTGACTGCTAAAAGTGAGTTAGTTAGGTATAACGCAGCAAGTGACATCTTAGACAGAACAGGACATAAACCTACTGATAAAGTTGAGGCAGAAGTAATCACTCCAACTTTCATAAATGATGTGCCAGCCCATGACTGATAAAAAATTAAGTGTTACAAAAACAATCGGTAGCGGGTACAACGAGTTCTGGCACAACAAAAACTTTTATCGAGTAGTGAAAGGTAGTCGTGGGAGTAAGAAGTCTAAGACGACTGCGTTAAACTTTATATACAGATTAATGGAGTATGAGTGGGCTAACTTGCTTGTAGTCAGACGTTTCAGTAATACGAATAAGCAATCAACATATACAGACTTGAAGTGGGCTACTAACCAATTGGGAGTAACCCACTTATTTAAGTTTAACGATAGTTTACCAGAGATTACTTACAAACCCACTGGCCAGAAGATATTATTTAGAGGCCTTGATGATCCTCTGAAAATAACATCTATAACAGTAGAAAATGGCATACTATGTTGGGCCTGGTTTGAAGAAGCCTATCAGATAGAAACGTTCGATAAATTTAGTACAGTTGTCGAATCTATACGTGGTTCTATTGATGATTCTGAATTTTTCAAACAGATAACGGTCACATTCAACCCCTGGAGTGAGAGACATTGGCTTAAACCTACATTCTTTGACGAAGATACTAAGTTGAACAACACATTTTCATATACAACAACCTATCGAGTAAATGAATGGCTTGATGAGGTCGATATTGCGCGTTATGAGGACTTGTATAGAACAAACCCAAGACGTGCAAGAATTGTTTGTGATGGAGATTGGGGAGTAGCAGAAGGGCTGGTGTTTGAGAATTTCGAGGTTAAGGAGTTTGACTGGGTTAAGAAATTGAAAGAAAAGCAAGTTGTGGCTCATGGCAGTGACTTTGGGTTCACTCAAGATCCTACAACACTTATCAGTACTATTGTTGATATACAGAATAAAGAGTTGTGGATATACGATGAGCATTATCAAAGAGGCATGCTGACCGATGAGATATATCAAATGTATCTTGATAAAGGATTGAAAAACGCAAAGATAATTGCAGATAGTGCAGAGAAGCGATTGATAACAGAAATTAAACGTAAAGGCATATCTAACCTTAAACCATCTATTAAAGGGCAAGGATCTATCATGCAAGGTGTTCAATTTATACAAGGTTTCAAAATATATGTACATCCAACATGTGAACATACGATAGAAGAATTAAACACATATACATTCGAACAAGACAAAGACGGTAACTGGTTAAATAAACCAATAGATGCAAATAACCATTTAATGGATGCACTGAGATATAGCCTAGAAGAATTCCATTTCCCTAGAAATAACAGAACGAATGTCAATATTAAGAAGAATATTAGCCGAGCAAAGGCTATGGGCTTATAAAGGAGGTAACACATGGCACACGTAAACAATTTCGAAAGAGATATTGAACGAAGAGAAATGCGCGATGAAATATACAGACGCGACGCGGTAGAAGTATATAAATACGATGGAACAACACAAGACTTGTTAGACAACAAAAACGATATCAGTGACTTCATCAGCCACCATTTAGAAGCACAAGTACCACGCCTTCAAATGCTAGATGATTACTATCAAGGGTTAAACTTTAACATTATGCGTAACAGACGCCGAAGAGAAAAGCACTTAGCAGATAATCGTGCAGCACATGACTTTGCTTCTTACATTACAGACTTTATTAATGGTTATTGCTTCGGTCATGCCATACAAGTACAATCCGAAGGCAGTATGACACAAGATAAAATAGATCAGTTGCACGCAATAAACGACATTGATAGTCACAATCGTTCACTGGGGTTAGATTTATCTATATTCGGTCGAGCTTATGAATACATCATACGTAATCAACAAGATGAAGTTAGAATTTATAAATCAGACCCACGCAATACATTTGTTATATACGATACTACCATTGAGAAAAATAGTATTATGGCTGTGCGATATTGGAAAGTATCGACAGAAGATAACGCCGAGATGACTGAGGTAGAAAGCAATATCTACTATGTTGATGTAATAACTGATCATGCAACATATTTCTTTGTGGCAAACAGTGTTACTAACTTAGAGTTATCAGAGCGTAAACCTCCTGAAGCTCATTCGTTTGGCAAAGTAACTATTACAGAGTTTAGCAACAATGAAAAGAGACGCGGAGACTTTGAAAAGGTCATACCACTTATTGACTTATATGATGAGGCACAATCAGATACAGCTAACTACATGAGTGACTTAAATGATGCCATGCTACTCATCAAAGGTAATGTAGATCTAAATGAACAAGTCGCTACCTTACAAAAAGAAGCGAACGTATTCCATTTAGTACCACCTGAATATGCAACGGTTGATGATAAGGTAACAGAAGGTAATGTAGATGCTGAATACATTTATAAGCAATATGATGTAAGTGGTGTAGAATCATATAAAACAAGAATTGCTAAAGATATTCATACACTTACTAACACTCCTGATATGACTGATGAAAACTTTGGAGGCCAACAATCAGGTGAGGCCATGAAATATAAATTGTTCGGACTAGAGCAGCGTACAGCAATTAAAGAAGGTCTGTTTCGAAAAGGCTTAGTTAGACGTTACAAGTTAGTTGGAGAAATTATGAGTATCAATAGAGAAATAGATAAAGACAACCTTAGAGACTTGATATTCACATTCACAAGAAACTTACCTAAGTCAATTACAGAAGAAATGCAAATGTACATGAGTGCTGGTGGAGAAATTAGCCAAAAAACACTGATGTCTCTTGTATCTTTCATAGACAATCCGCAAGATGAAGTCAAACGTATCGAGAAAGAACAAGAAGAAAAGATTAAGCACTCTGATAGTTTGATGTATAACGAACAAGATTCTGACAACGAACTTAACAACTCCAATCAACCTATTGAGGAGTGATGAGTGATGACTTATTGGGATAAAAGAGCTCAAGAGATTATTAAAGATGAGACAATGAGCGATAAGGAAATGAGTCAAGAGATTGAACGCATTGTTAACAACATGATTGACGATATAGAGAATGAGATATCTAAGTTCTATGCAAGATACGCAGACAGTGAGGGTATTTCTATTTCTGAAGCTAAAAAAAGAGTGGATAACTTCGACGTTCAATCTTTCGCTAACAAAGCTAGAAAATATGTACGAGATAATGACTTTAGTGAAAGAGCAAACAGAGAACTTAAACAATACAACACAGCGATGTATGTGAATAGAGAGAAGTTACTTAAAGCACAGTTAGGGCTCATTGTAACGTACTCATACGCTCGTATAGAACAGTCTATTTATAATTACATGGAATCATCCTATTATCGTTCTCTTGAGCAACAAGCGGGTATATTAGGTGAAACGTTACATGTATCATTAAACGATGTTAAAACAATTGTTACTGCGCCTTTCCAAAACTCTAATTGGTCTCGTAGACTATGGCGTGATATGAAAGTGGTTAGACACCATGTTGAGAAAGCGACAAGTCAAGTATTACTAAGAGGTCGCCATCCCTACGAGTTCGTAAAAGAGTTCAGAAAAGAAACAGGCAATAGTACGTATGAGATAAGACGTTTACTCATAACAGAAACAGCTAGAGTACAAACATTAGCTGCAAAGCGTCATATGTTAGAACAACATGGTCCTGATGCAGAATATGAATATCACGCTAAGATTGATGGTAAGACTACAAAAACCTGTAGGCACTTAAACAATAAAGTATTTAAAGTCAAAGATATGCAACCTGGTGTAAACGCTCCGCCAATGCATCCTTTTTGCCGGAGTGCTGTAGCGCCACATATCAATCCTAATTGGAGAGATGAATTCTTTGAAGAACGCAAAGGAAGATATTCACTATAAGGAGGTGTTGTAAATGGCAGAAACAAACGATATAACAAATACGCCACCAGTTACCAATGAAGGTACTGCAAAAGAAATCGTAGATAATTCTATAGGTGACTATGAAGATGCTGACTGGGAAGAAGTCATCGATACAGACTTTAGCGATGAACAAGATTCAGAATATGAAGATGACTTTATGGATCCAGATGACGAAGAATTTGAAGAAGAGAATTGGGAAGAAGATTACGATTTTTCAGATGACTTTGATCAAGAGGATTTAGATTTCTTAGAGGGACTTGGTGGTTCTGGAGATGAAATAGAAGAAGAGTACGAAGAGGATTACGAAACAGAAGAAGGTCTTTATGATGTAACTGAACTTGATGATGACACAATAGACGAGTACGACAAGTACGATGAAAGTTACTTGCAAGATAGATTAGATGATGTGTATGACGAATACAATCAGATATTTAATAAAGAGCCATCAGATATCATCAAAGATAGTATGACAACTCAAGAGAAGATAGACAAAATTGTTGATGCAATTCAAGAGGGTGGAAGCGGTGTGTAATGAACGTATCGCTAAAGCTCTTGAAGGCATTCATCATGAATTAAAACGATTGAATGACTCGAACCCTAGTAACCAAGCACAAGCGAAACAGAAAGAACCTGAGAAGAAAGAGTTTAAACCTAAAAATTTCATCTGAGGTGGTACTTATGTCAAAACGTGAAGCAGTTGGTCCTGGCGTTACCGCGCCAATATCTCGTCAGTAGGATACGTTAACCTACTCGACCTCAGTAAGTCGTTAAACTGCTCAATATTAAAAAATACTGAGCGGGCTTAAATCAAATGCGAATATCAAATATATCTAGCACACTAATTGGGCTTAATTGACTAATTGGGGTGCTATTTTTATGCGATTAAACATTGAATTTAAGACTGAACGGGAGGATATACAAATGAAATTAAATGACAAACTAAATCTAAATTTACAATTCTTCGCTGACAATGACGAAGGTGAACCTGGACAAAGTAATGATAAGAAGCCAGAAAACAATAGCGGTCAAGAGCAAGAAACATATACAAGAAGCGAAGTAGATTCTCAAATCAGTAAAGCTGTCGAGACTGCTCTTTCTAAACGTGAGCGTAAGCACCAGCAAGAATTAGAAGATGCTCGTGAAGAAGCTAAAAAAGAGGCTGAAAGATACGCTAATTTAACTGAAAAAGAGAAGAAAGACAAAGAAATTGAGAAACGCGAACAAGCCTTAGCTAAAAAGGAAAAAGAATTTAAATTGCGTGAACTCAAAGCTGATGTAGAAAGTGACTTAAAAGAAAAAGGTCTACCTACTTCGTTTGCACAGTCTTTAATTCATTTGGAAGATAACGAACAAATTAATGATGTCGTTAATTCGATTAAAGAAGATTTCGACAAAGCTGTACAAGAACAAGTTAAAGAAGCTACACGTCAATCAACACCTTACGGACAAGGTAGTGACGTATCTTCTAAAAAAGAAACATCTAAAAGTTTTGCAGAAATAGCAAGACAAAATAGAATAATTCAATAAATTGGAGGCATTTTAAATGGTAAAAGTAAACCCACAAACATTCAATCCAGATAATGTAATGATGCACGAACACAAGGAAGGCGAATTATTAAACGATTTTAATGAACCTATCCTTTTAGACGTATTACAAAACTCAAAGATTATGCAATTAGGCCAATACCAAGATATGGGTGGTAAATCAGAGAAAAAATTCACTTATTGGGCAGATAAACCAGGTGCTTACTGGGTAGGAGAAGGTCAAAAAATCCAAACTTCTAAACCTAGCTTACTTGAAGCATCTATGCGCTCTCATAAATTAGGTGTTATCATCGTTGCTTCTCGTGAATACTTAAACTACACTTACTCTCGTTTCTTCGAAGCGATGAAACCACAAATCGCTGAACAATTCTATAAAAAGTTTGACGAAGCAGGTTTGTTAAATGTAGATAACCCATTCAAACAATCAGTAGAACAATCAGCTACTGCAGCTAACAATGTAGTAAAAGGTGATATCACTTTAAAAAATATCTTAGCTTTAGAGGACACTTTATTAGAAGATGATGTTGAAGCTAACGCTTTCTTATCTAAAACACAAAATCGCACTGCGTTACGTGGAGTTCGTGATGAAGATACTAAAGAAAGCTATTATGACCGTGCTAACAACACACTAGACGGACTTCCAGTTGTTGACCTTAAATCAGACCAATTTAAAAAAGGTGACTTATACGCTGGAGATTTCAACAAAGTGTTTTATGGCATTCCTTACAACATGTCTTACAAAATTTCAGAAGATGGTCAATTATCAACAGTACAAAATGCTGACGGTTCACCAGTAAACTTATTCGAACAAGAATTAATCGCTTTACGTGTAACTATGGACGTTGCGTTCCATATTGCAGATGATAAAGCATTTGCTAAATTAACAGCTGGTTCTGGTTCAACTGGTGGAAATACTGAAACCGTATAATTAATCTAGGAGGTCTTACAATGGCTTATTCTTACAAAGTAGTTCGACCGTTCGTAGATAAAGAAGATGGTAAAGAGTATAAAGTAGGAGATGAATTCCCTACTGATATTACTAATGAACGTGTCGAACAACTATTCCATAAACAAAACGTATATAACGAGCAATATATCGCTTTATATATTGATGCTAAAGCAACAAAAGCTGAATTGTTAGAAATAGCTGAAAAACATGGCGTAGACGTATCTAAGGACGATACAAAAGCTGTAATTATAAAAACATTGGAGGGATAACATGGCAGTATTAGAAAATGTCAAAAAGTTACTCTCTATCAATGATGATAAGCAAGATGAACTACTCGAAATAATCATAAACAATACAGAAAAGCGTTTGATTAGTTTGCTTCCTGTCGATATAGAAGAAGTTCCGGAACGATTGGAATACATTATCGAAGAAGTATCAGTCAAACGCTTTAATCGTGTTGGCGCTGAAGGTATGACACAAGAAAGTATCGATGGTCGTTCTAATACTTTTCAAAGCAATGATTTTGATGAGTATATGGACGTTATCGATGCTTTATTTCCAAAAGAGACAAGTAAACGTGGTAGAGGTGTTTTCTATTGAGATACAACAAGCGTGTGAAGTTCTCTAAGGAAATTAAAGGTGGTTACAATCCTAAAACAAGTAAGTACGATGTTAAGGAACAAGTGTGCAACGAAGTTCCTTGTAATATATCTCCTTTATCCCCGCAACGTACTAATCTTGAGTATGGAGATGTAACCAAAGATATTAACGTCATTCGCTTAAATGGTCGTTTTGAACCAAAAGTGACTCATGCTTATATCAAAGATTCAAAGTACATTATCACTAAACGTATCGACTATGAACACGACACTGTATTCTATGCAGAGGAGGTTAAATAGTGGCTGGAGATATCGATGCTCTAATTAGAAAGCTAGATCGAATGCACAGTAGCATTGATGATGATGTTGACGAAGTGCTCAAAAACAATGCTGGCGAGTTCGCTAGAGATACTGTTGTGAGCGCTAAGTCAGTAATGAATAAAGGTTATTGGACAGGAAACTTAGCTAGAATGATCAGAGATACAAAAAATGGCGATATGAAGTATGCTATTACCTCTAATGCGGGATATAGTGGCTTTTTAGAATACGGTACGCGTTACATGGAACCCGAAACGTTTATGTTCCCTGTTTATGAAAGATACACTCGACAAGTCAGAGAGGACCTCGAAAGATTAGTAAACGGTTAAGGGGTGTATGCTATGAAACAATCAGCTAAACTTCAACTATTCAATTACTTATACGAAAAATTTAGTGAACTTGGTGTCCCTGTAATTGAAACAAAAGAGTTAAACCAAGAGTTGTCTTATCCCTTCATCGCTATTCAAACTACTACAGATAGCATGAACTTGTTAACTTTTGACAGTTTTGGAGGTAACCCTACCGCCATCGTTCATCTGTGGGGGTTGGATATTGATAAGAGTGCTAATGACAATTTGCTGATGCAAGTTCAAAATATCATGTTAGACGATATTCAACTCGATGGTTTCAATTTGTTTAATCCACAGTTAGATATCAACGAAGCTATCGAAATAGAAAGTAATCAAGCATTATCACATATAACAATAAATGTTGAATACACAAGTCATTAATTGGCTTGTTTTTTTATACAATTTTTTAGGAGGGTAAAACCTATGGCAATTAAACAAGGTACTGATGAATTAGTCTTAATCCGTAAAGCCGGAGACCGTAAAGATGCAGATAAAGTAATGTGGGTAACAGAATTAGAACGTGAAACTGAAAAAGACAGAGATACAGAAGCTACTGTAGATGGTCCTGTTAACTCTGGAGGTACATTAGAGTCAACAGTTACGATTAACTGCTACATGAACCAAGATGACACGTTATGTGATGAAATTGAAGATGCTACCGAAGAAGATACCCCTTATGAATTATGGGTTATCAACAAAAAAGTTAAAAATAAAGATGGAAAATATAAAGCAGAATATCGTCAAGGTTATTGGAATAGTATTGACCGTACAAATGACGCCGATGATATTGCAGAATTTGAAACAGAATTTGGTGTATATAATAGAAAAGTTCGTGGTTGGGCAACATTACCAGAACAAATCGAGAAAAACAAAGCTGCTTATGGCTTCCACGATACTGTTGCTGCAGATCCAGCTGACGATGGCCTTGTGTCAGAAATCCCGCAACCTAACGAACCAAGTACAGCAGAAACTGTATAACATCGAGGGCTTGATGCCCTCTTTTTCTTTTTTTTGACTAAATTTAAAGTGAGGTTATTAATAATATGGAAATCAAATTTAACGGTAAAACAATTGAACTATCATTCGGATTAAAGTTTTTAAACATCATTGATAAAGAAATGGGCATGGAAGCAGAACAAGTTAACTTTGGTAAAGGTACAGAAATGTTAGTACCTGCACTAGAAAGCCACAGTGTAGTAGATGTCGCTAAAGTTATTAAAGCTGCAACAGCACAAGAAAAAGGAGCGCCTAAAACCGAAGAAGATTTAGAATCTGTTGTTGAAGATGTTATTGAAAATACAGGACTTGAAGAATTTTGTAACAAAGTCATCGAGGAACTGGGAAAGCGTGTTTTAACCCAAAACCTCGTTCCGAAAAAATACAAAAAGAACAGCAAGAAGTAGACGAAGAAGAAATATTAACGTTTGATCGTATAGTTATATTGTGCATGAGCAAACTGAAAATTTACGACCTAGATGTTATTGAGCAAATGACACTTAGAGAATTCAACTATCGTATGTATGCACTAGAGTATGAGCAACTAGATAAAGATATGGATATGTACAAACTCGCTTTTGCTATTAGAGACGCAGCTGCAGAGAAGAAGAAACGTGGCGGTAAAAAAGGCGAGACAGAATATCGTTTCAAAAGTGCAGACGATATCATGCATTATCAAGAAAACATTCAACGATTGAACAAAGGCGAACCTGTGAAGTTCGCTTCTGAAAGCAAATTTGAGGAGAATATGCCTCCTAAAGATTTACTTCAACAAATTGCAGAACTTAATAAATAAGGAGGTGGGAACACGTGGCAGAAGCTAACTATAGTATAAAAGCGACGATTGAAGCTAACGCAAAAAAGTTCAAAAGTGCTATACAAGCAGCTAAAAACACAGCAGAGCGTTTTAAAGGCACTATGGATAAAATCAAAGATAATGAAATTGATGCAGATGCATCAGGTTTAACTAGCGCAGTAAACAAAGCTAAAAAAGAATTAGAGTCATTTAATAACACTCGTGCAGAAGCTGACCTTGATATAGATATTGACGAAGTTAAAAACAAAGTGCAAATAGCTGAAGAATATGTGCGCAAGTTCGATGCTTACAGAGGCGACGCAGAGTTAGACGCTAATGTAGCAAGCGCGAAAGCTAATATTGAAGAAGCACAAGCATATTTAGAACGCTTCGACGGATCAAATGCTAATGCGCATGCTGATGTTGACGCAAGAAGAGCTATATCAACGTTATCTAAGCTGCAGATTGATTTAGATATGTTTGACGGAAATTCTTATAGTGCTCATTTAGATGCAGACGCAACTAAAGCACGTGTCGCTATAGCTGAAGCTAAAAAGTCGCTTAATAGCTTTGCGAGACAAAAAGCGAAAGCTACTGTCGAAGTTAACGAAGGCGCTGCTGTGTCTAAGATTTTAGCGCTTAAAGCAATGTTACGTTCAATTCCTAACCGAATACACACTAGGATAGATGTTGATTCAGATAAAGCACAAGGCGCATTTAGAGCAATGGTAGCTGGTATTGATAGTTCTATGAACTCATGGAACGCTTTAGCTACACGTATCAGAACAATTGGTACCGTAATTTCTAACATGATAAAGGGTTCTTTAATTTCCAATATAACGTTGGTAGTTCCTATCATTGCTTCGATGGTTCCTGCATTATTTGCTGTTCTTAACGCTATCGGGGTTGTAGCTGGTGGAGCTGCAGGATTAGCAGCTGCATTTGGTGTTGCTGCAAGTGGCGTTATGGGATTTGGAGTTATGGCTGCAAGTGCTATAAAAATGCTTAACGATGGAACTCTACAAGCTACAGCTGAAACGAAAAAGTACGAAAGCGCCTTACAAGGTGTTCAAGATGCTTGGCAAGGTATTATAGAGAAAAATCAAAGTCAAATCTTTAACACAATGGCTAATGGCTTAAACATGATTAAAGTGGCATTAGCAGGTTTGTCTCCTTTCATTAGTGGCGTGTCAAAAGGAATGGAACAAGCGAGTGCTAAAATGCTTGATTGGGCTAAAAACTCTCAAGTTGCACAAAAGTTTTTCCAAATGATGGGCACAACAGGAGTAAGAATATTCAATAATATGCTAAGTGCAGCAGGCAATTTTGGTAGTGGTGTTGTAAGTGTTCTCACACAACTAGCGCCACTTGCAGATTGGGCTGCAGCTGGATTTAAACGAATGGGACAAGCTTTTAATTCTTGGGCGCAGTCATCGGCTGGACAAGAAGCTATTAGATCCTTTGTTGAATATACTAAACAGAACTTACCGTTAATCGGACAAATATTTGGAAATACCTTCAAGGGTATTTTTAACCTCATGAAAGCATTTGCGCCGAATACACACTCTATATTAGAATCTCTAGCGCAAATGTCTGAAAAGTTTGCTTCATGGAGTGCTACGATAGCGCAATCAGACGGATTTAAAAAGTTTATGGACTACATCAATACAAATGGTCCTAAACTAATAACATTATTAGGTAATATAATTAAAATCATCATTAATGTGGGAACAGCTATGGCGCCACTAGCTGCAGCTGTATTAGATGTTGCTATTGCGATTACAGATTTTATCGCTAAATTAACGGAGGCGCACCCTGCTATTGGTATATTATTAGGCTTAATCGCTACATTAGCTGGTGTATTCATGACTTTAGGACCGCCTATCTTAGGTATTATCGACTTTATCGGAACGTTCGTTAAGGTTCTTACAGGTGCAGAAACAGTAATGGCAGCGTTTAGTTCGATTGGAGTTGCCATTAGTGGCGTTTTAGACACTATCGCATTAGCTTTTATGTACCTAAACGCACCGATATTAGGAATCATAGCAGCAGTCGTTGCAGTTATTGCTATATTCGTTGCTTTGTGGAATTCATCAGAAGTATTAAGAAATGCTGTGAGCGACGCGTGGAATGCTATTAAAGATGCAGTAGGGAACGCAATACAAGCTGTTATTGGATTTTTAGGAGACTTGCTTTCTCAAGCTCAAGCTATCATGGGACCTTTAGTTCCTATATTTAAAAACGCTTGGGATAATATCGTAAAAGTTGTAGAAACGGCAGTTAAATTGATATCTCCAATAGTTTCTCAAGGTTTCCAAGCTTTAGTTGCTGTTGTAAGCACGGTTTGGACTGTGATAACTACAGTTATTAAGGTTGCATTCGATATTATCATTGGCATTATTACTGTAGCACTGCAGTTACTTAGCGGTGACTGGTCAGGTGCTTGGCAAACTATATTAAAAGTTGGACAAACTATTTGGCAAAACATTGTATCTGCAGCTCAAGCTATATGGGATATTTGGAGTAAATATTTACAACAAACTTGGCAAAACGCAGTCAACTTTTTCAGTACAATATTTGGCGCGTTAATTGGTATTGCAAGTTCTATTTGGAATGCAATTGTCAATGCCGTTATCTCTGTAGTTAGTGGATTGGGAACTTTCTTATCTAATATATGGAGTACAATTGTTGCTATGGCACAATTCCAATGGAACGTTTTAGTAACGGTAGCACAAACGATATGGACTGCTATTGTTACAGTAATAACAACTATAATTACAACATTAATTACAATTATTACTACAGTTTGGACGGCGATAGTTACAGTTACGCAAACTATTTGGACAGTTCTTGTTACTATTGCACAAACTATTTGGACTGCGATATCAACGGTCGTTATGACTATCGTTAATATCATCGTTACTATCGTTACAACAGCTTGGACAACGATTTCTACTGTAACATCTACTATATTTGGTGTTATTTCTACCATAGCATCTACTATATGGAATGCTATCAAAGGAGTTATACAAGGTGTAGTTACAATTATCGTTGGTATCGTCAGTGGAAGTTGGGCTAGATTAAGCGCTATTACAAGTTCTATTATGACTTCAATTTCTTCTTTAATAACTTCTTTATGGAATTTAATTAAAAGTACAATTATAAACGCTGTAATGGGTGCTGTTCATGCAGCAGTAAGCGGATTTATGAACATGCTTAGTTCTATAGGTTCAGCTATGCGAGGAATTGTTAACGCAGTTATTAATGGTATGCGGAATGTTGTGAATAATGTTAGAAATGGTGTGACTAATGCAGTGAATGCTGTTAAAAACTTTGTAGGACAATTCGCTAGTGCCGGAATGGATTTAATGCGTGGCTTAGTTAACGGTATCAAACAAGGTATGTCTTGGGTAGTCAATGCTGCAAAAAATGTAGCTCAAAATGCAGTAAATGCTGCTAAAAGCGCATTAGGCATTCACTCTCCATCAAAAGTGTTTAAAGGAATTGGTGGTTACACAATGGAAGGTTTCGCTATTGGTATCAATAGTGAAGGAAAAAATGTGATATCAGGCATGGGTGCAATGGCTCAAAGAGTATCTGATGCTTTTGATCCAAGTCTAAATGTACCAAGTATACAAAGAGACCTTAAGAGTGCGAGTGCATCAGCTAATGCTAATATCACTCACACTCACGAATATAAAACAAACCCATCACAACGTGTTGTTACTGTAAAAATGGATGTTAACAACGACGCTTTAACTCATATTGTCAACGGACAAAATGCAGATAGAGATGCCACATTCACATTCTAGGAGGTCAGGCAATGGATTTAGAAATTAAACAAAAAGATGGCACTAAATACAAGTTGTCTGACTTCGGTTTTCGAGTGAAAGATATTGTCATCGAAAGCCCGGAGATAGAGGACAACTATGAAACAAAAGAAAACACAAGTGGTCGTATGTTACTTAGTAGTCAGTACCGTAAAAGGAAAATTACGGTACCTTGCTATGTTGTTAGTACAAAACTTAATGATATACCAAGATTACGAGATAAATTCTATGATTTAACAGTAAACACTGAACCTGTATGGATTAGAGAACTTAGATATGCCGAAGAGCATAATTACAAGTTTTTACAACCGACGAAAGATGACTATCAATCATATGATAAATATGGTTATCCAGTATTCGATCATAATATGATGAACGATAATTACTATACTAGTGGTAAACAGTATCAAGTTAAATG